CCAACTGCCAGTTTGTCTAAATAATGGAATACGGCATATTTTTGAATCCAACTCTCCTTCATTCCATGAATCGTCGTCAATTCATTCATCGCCTTTACGACATGTTTATACCAATCCTTTTGTGCCGCCATAGATACATCTGTTTCTGACAAAAGCGCTATTATCCCACGAATCTGTTCAACTATTTCTTCATAGGTTCTCACTGATTCCACTTTCTCAGCGACTTCAGTATTCTCTACAGATCCCACAGGTCCCACTTTCTCAGCAACTTCACTAGCATCCGCCCCTTCCTCTTGTTCCTCCACAACAGCCGTCATCGGCCGAATCTCTTTAGGAACCTCCAATCTCAAACTCACAGGTTTATAATCGACCGGCGTCGACCGTTCAAACGTCGAAATGGCTTCGTCCATGATTTCAGCGGGTTGAAAAGCGTAATACTCACCCTTATTCACTAAATACCCCGACCGCCCATATTTATCGACCAACCCCTCCGACTTATTCTTGACAAACCTAGTCAAAGCATAATAAATGTGCTCCATGGGGTATTTCTTTACCAGATTAATCGCAGCCTTCAAATGTTCCCAACTATACACCATTTTCTCACGATAAAGGTCGCGCACCTTCTTCATAATGACGACGGAGTTCGTTTTGACAAAGTTCTCATCATAAGTATCCTTTATGACCGATTCCTGAACCTCTTTCAATTGGGGTGCACATGTTAATTCGCAGTTATCCATATAATCACAGGCTTCCGTCCTAGGTTTGTCGCCTACACGAAACGGTATCTCTTCGTCCCCCCTAGAAGAAAGATGAATACGAATATCGCGATTCGCCACCTCATCCAACAGTTTTGTCTCGGTAAAGTTCGTCTGCGCCAGGTTCAACAAACAATCCACAGATATTTCCTTTAAGACACGCGTCACACGCCCTATTTGAATTGCTTTTCTCTCGGCACTTCGATAGACATATACATCAGCGGCTTCTTCATCCTTATCGAGAACCGTTCCGTGTAAATAAATCTCTACATTTCTATCTTCAAAAGGCAAATGACAATGGCTGAGATTGCGGACACCGCGACCAATAATCTGCTCTACACGATTCATGTTATACCACGGTTCCAAGATATGGATTTGTCTTATGTTCTTGAAGTCAAGTCCCTCAGATGCCGCCATAGAAATAAGAATAACCTTCACGTTCTCACCATTCGCGTTCTCTTTATTCGTCACGTATTTTATATCTTCATTGTTATTCTGTGAAAAGTCTTTCTCTCCCGTTATCATGACATATCTGGCGACCGAACCTTTATTACCGCCCGTTCTAGGTTGCATCGTAATAGGGTCGATGGGGTCTTTTTTGTGTTTTAGCAATCCTCTCGAATGTTCGGGAGTAGAAGCATATCGTGTAAACCCCATGGATTCTAGAGCCAAGGCCATAGGAACAAGTCCTCCATCGATATATTGTGAATAGATGAGAACAATACCGCGTGAAGGTTTTCGAAGAATGTCACAAATATTCGCTATCTTCGCACTATATTTCCCGATTTCTTCTGGGGAAAAGATTTCCTTATACTGTTTCTCGATGGCTGGTCTGTATTCGTAATCATACCGGCGAGGGACGGGTTTTTCAGAACGGGAGAACTTCATAATGTTTGATAGACCCTGTTTACCAATCATCCCCTTTATGATGTCTTTGTTCTCTTTTTCCGTTTGTTTTCCGGGTTTGTCAGAAAGACGTTTGTCCAATTTAGGATTCGGATACACCATGATGAGGGATTCTAAAGGTTCCATTAAAAGAGTATAGCCGAATTGTTCCATGTTCTCAAAAGTAGGCATGGCGCGTTCGCGGCCCTGTTTATCCACTTGAATATTCGAAGAAAGGCCCAGATTCCTGAGAATAAAATCATATCCTAAAGATTGATAGGCACCGATACCATTTCTATAGACGGGAATGAATTGGAGGGGTTCTGTAATCGGCTTTTGATTCATCTGTTTACTGGGCGAAGCACCGAGAACACGGTCGGGGGCAAACGTCGCGGGATAAATACGAGACGGGAAAATATAGGGGTTCTCACCGCGAACATAGCTGACATATCCCGTTAGCTTTTTCAATAACAACTCTTTACCGACAGGGTTCTCTTCATCACCGGAGGATTCGACGAATGTCCCATCTGGTTTAAACACGTCTTCCACTGCGATTTCGGGGCGATTATCATTCGCATTCAAGAGATTGGTTAGCCAGATGATTTCTTGGTAGGAGTTGTACATAGGTGTCGCGGATAGTAGGAGCAACCGCATATTATCACTCTTACGCGCTATTTTGTTTAATAAGACCGTTGTCAATTTCGTTTTATTACTATCACTAATACGTATATTGTGTATTTCGTCGAGAATGACGAGACGGTTATTGAAATGCGCCTTTATTTTCCGGTCCATGAGAACCACGCGTTCTTTTTCGGTATATCCGGCATCCGTAGGAACATGAATCGCCTTTTGGATATAATTGGCAAACTCGCCCTTGTTTCCCATGAACACATAGGATTGATTGATGAGCGACCGGATTTGCGCAATAATCCTATCGCGTGTCAATCCACGCAAGTTAGTGGGATTTATTTCTTGAAGGAGCGCATTTCCAATACAGGTATTCAGGTTCCAGGTTCCATCGGGTAATTGTTCCAAACGCCTTTCGTCGAAGAGTTGGAGCCGGAAATTGTCTTGAACATTGGGCGAAGCCACAATAATAATTCGTTTTGTGATACCCATTTGTTTCATATAGGCACGCATTTCTTCGGCAATACCGATGGCGCTACAGGTCTTTCCTGAACCCAATCCGTGATACAACAATAGACTATTGTAGGGGGTTTGAAAAGACATAAAGTTGCGAACAAAGAGTTGGTGAGGCATGAGTTCGAAAGGTGCTTCACAAAGTTTATCGGCTTGTGTTCGAACATCTAGGATTTCGCCGTCGTAATTCGTATCGGCGAACTCTTGCCGTTGCTTAATCTTATAGGCGAACTCGGGGTCATCTAGAGTAGGATATAAACGGTCTGTCATCTCGACGCCTGCGACCTCTTCAGGAGAAGATACCGGTGGCTCTACAGGTTGTAATTCGATTTGTTCGACATCTTCTACCTCAGGAACAACACTAGGAACGACGGGTTCTTCTTCAATCGGTGGAGAAAAATCTTCGCCAACAGCATCGGCATCAGCATCAGCGGCAGCATTCACATCAACCTCAACCTCAATATCCGGAGATTTCTTCTTAGTGGCACGTTTCTTGGCCGGCTTTTTGTTGCGTGTCCATTCTGGAGTAGCGGGTTTCAATTTATTACCCTGTTCATCCACTTCGACACCCTTTTTTTTATTACGTTGCCATTGTTTATATTTTAAGACTTCTGGATCCATTTTTTCACACTCACCTGTTTTCCGGTTTCTGCGTTCTCCTTTCTTACATGGCGTTTTCTTGTCCATCTTTTACAATAGAGGGACAAAATAAGTTCAAATGGTCAAACACACAGATACTCCAAAGTCTTATGAATATCTTGAATAATACGTATTTTCTCTAAATTGTATGGTCGTATAGAAGCCAAACACTCGGAATATGACTTCCACTCTATTTTACTGACTTCGCTTTTATCAAACCCGCTTGCCGTTAATTTTTTAGATGGTATATACATCAAATAATATTTGTGTTTATAGCACCTGTGATTAGACCCCATAAAAATCTCTTCGAATGGCTGAATATTTTCCACTATATGACAAACATCGTATCCCGTTTCTTCTACAAACTCGCGTAAGGCGCAATCCAAATCCTTTTCATAAGAGTTACGCCGACCCTTAGGAAATCCCCATTCGGCTTCTACCCATTCCGTAGTCGATTCTTCCATGAGACTACTCAGCGAATACAATTCGACTTGATTCATTATCCCCGTCTGGTTCATTATACCCGAACGAAGAGCATAAAACTTATCGCGAGAAGCCTCTTCTTCCCCCTTGTAATGTCCAGACTGATTCCCCCATAACTGTTTCCATAGTATAGGGAACTCTTTCTCCATAATATCGTGTTTCTCACCAACCGTCATCTCATTCAGCAAGTTCAATATATATTCTTTATTATAAAGCGAATATTTACCCCTCATAAAGTCCATGAATCCCAATGTGTCTTTGCGTCGTATCATTAGATATTGATACTCGCCAGACATATCCCTAGTATAGGCAACTATACCCATACTAATAATCGGCATTTTACATTGATGAAATACATGTCCCCCTTTTCCACAATTACCACAATGAGGTTCCATTACCCATTTATAATCCGCACCGTTTATATAGTTTCCTTCTATGGCCTCTTATGCCGACCCCAATGATGTTTTTGATCCAAAAGTATGGGGGCCTCATTATTGGTTCTTTATGACAACTTTAGCGCTTTCCTATCCCGATTCTCCTAACAAGGTCACAAAGAGGAAATATTACGATTTCATCTCGAACCTCCCGCTCTTTATCCCGAATGCCGAAATAGGCAATCGATTTAGTCAAATGCTCGACAAATATCCAGTGAGCCCCTATTTAGACAAGCGCGATTCTTTTATCCGGTGGGTTCATTTTATTCACAACAAAGTGAATCATTCGCTAGGCAAAGAAGAAATATCGCTAGATGCCGCTTTAGAACACTACTTTGCCGAATATAGACCGAAACCCATTGTTCTCTCCGAACAAATAAAATGGCGGAAACATGCTGTTGTAGGTGTTCTCATTTTTCTACTTTTGTTAGCAATTTACGTAGGGTATCAATAAAGGCCCCCCGCCCCAAATGGTCATAAAGGATTCATTTGGCCCCTACGGGGTCCCCTTCAGGGGGGGCGGAGCCCCCGGCCGGAGGCCTGCGCGCTAGCGCAATAATCCTTTATGACCCCTTTATCAAAATCTCTGCTTAATATAAATGCGTATTGAGCTCTGGATTTTATTAGCGACGGTATTGGTCATGGTAAATGTTTACACAGAGGGGAAATATCTCAAACTGGCCACACAATACAAAAAATATTATCAGATGGCGGCGATAGCAGCCGTCGGTCTATTAGTCTATTTCATGGTCAAAAAGAATCCATTGAGTTGGGGACCGATGTTGGCCACTACCAACGATTATTTGAAATACATGTCGATTGATAAGGGAACGAGCAGGATTCTCAGTCCTATATTAGACTTTACGAGCAGACAGAACTACCAGAGAGACCAGGCGGCATATGGAGGGTCCGTTCCCGTTCTCCCAGTCGACCATTTGAGAACCCAAGAGCAAAAACTCCAGACATCGGGATTAGCAAGGCCTGGTCAAAAAGTAAAACGCTCGGTTAGCGAAACCAAAAAGAAGTTCGTCGCTGCTAGACAGGGATGGAAATGCGGGGACTGCCAACTCCAGTTGAATGCCTGGTTTGAAGTCGACCACAAAATCCGTTTAGAGCATGGTGGTAGTAATCACATCGACAATTTGGTAGCACTTTGTCGGGATTGTCATGGGAAAAAGACGACGATAGAGAACTTATAATATCCCTAAGTATATATCGACGATGGAGTTCCAACAAATGGCCTTTATGGCGGGTTCTTATTTGGTCATGTTAGTTATATTATTATTTGTTTATTACCAACTCGGTTTAGCAGCGGATGACCCAAAAGCCTTTACAAAAAATCTCATGACTTATATTTTTGTTATTATTGTGCCCGTTGTAGCCGTATTCGCGCTGATGACTGTATTGGCATATAGTTCGGTTGTAACGGCCTATATCATTTTCGGGGGCATTGTTATTGCCGGTCTCTTTGCTGCCGGTGCTTATTTCCTACAGTCATCGCTTTCGAAATACATTTTCAATAAATACCTGTTGTATATTGTCGTCGCCGCTATTTTTCTGGTGGGTCTCTCTATTTTAGCGACATTGTTCTCAGGAACACTTCGCAAATTGACGGGTTGGACCGGTTTTGTCATAAACCTGTTATTCTATATTCCCTGTTTGATTCGCGATGCTATTCATGGGGCCATAGAAGAATATCAGACATTCTCTTCTACTCTCGTTACTCTCTTTGTTTTGGAAGTCATACTCCTAATGATGTATTTCTATTTGATTCCCCTGGTAAAAACCAAGATGTTTCCACCTAGTATCCAATTGATAAACGAACCTATCATGTTGAATACGGCGATGCCTTTGAAGACGCCGACCGATTTATCGGGGAACTATAGTATTTCTATGTGGACCTATTTGAATCCGGGTCCAAAATCCAAACCGGGATATGCTGTAGAGACGCCCATCTTCTCGTTTTTAGATGCGTCGGGAAACACACATGTAAAAGTGACATATTCGAACTTGGAGCAGGGGAATAACGACCATATCCTTTATGTAGGAGAGCAAGCGTTCCCGATGACTCTCCCTCTTCAAAAATGGAACAACATCGTTTTCAATTGCTCGACCTATGATGAACCGCTTCCTACCTCTTCGCCCGCCCCTACCACGCCGGCACCTTCTTTCTGGACCAATATATTGGGGGGATTTTATAAATCGGCCGCACCGACGGAAAAGCCCCCCTCTTTAAAAAAAACGACGGTTGATATATTCATCAATGGATATTTAGAGCGTTCATTCACCTATGACCGCGAATATCCCGTATATTCTTCGGCGGATATGCTATTTACTGGAAATAATCCCTTTATGACATCCACTGTTAAGACAGCGCCGTGTGGTTCAAAGGGGTCCAATGGTAAGAACTCGAATCAAGAAGGATTATACGGGGCGATTTGTAATGTAGTCTATTATCGCCAACCATTGACAAAAATAGCTCTTACCTACAATTTCAACTTTTTGACTATTCATAACCCACCGATTTTGTAAGCACCCGGTCAAAAAAATATTGAGAATGTATATATGAACACAGTTATTATTGTTTTAGGCATCGTAATAGTTTTATTGTCATATTACATTTATACAATTCTTACGGCAACCCCTGTGGTTATCAAAAACATTGATTTGTCCCAAGCGGCACCAGCTATTCCGCCATCAAAAATTACGGACCCCTATAGTGCGAATTATACAGTAGGTGTGTGGATATACATTAATAACTTCTCTCCGCAAATCGAGCGGTTTTTGATGTTTGGCGATAATACGTATAAGGGGGCACAAAGCCTTTTTAGTTTGCGCATGGATACACAGAGCAACAATCTTTATGCCGACATTTTAGTCAATAAAATGACAAGACCTCCAGCTTCTATTCCTACACCGAAGATTCTGCCGGTTCTCATTAATATTACGCCCGACGCCTTTCCTATTCAAAAATGGGTATATGTAGCTGTTTCAGTCAGTTACAATTTCGTGGAGGCCTATATTAACGGCAAGTTCGTTACAGCTGTCAATATTCATAATAATTCTGCTTATGGTATTAATGGTGTATTCCAAGCACAGGCACCGAAAGATGTTAATTCGGGAGCGACGTTCTCTTTCGGCGCTAAGGGAGTTCCTATGGATAATGGCGTTCCAAGAGAGAATGGGTCACCTGTTATGTTATCCCAATTGATTCGATGGAATACACCACAATCGGCTGGTGATATTTATAATGAATACATGAAAGGGAATGGGCAACAGGGAAGTATGTTTGGGCCTACCTATAATTTGGATATTCAGTTGACACAAGACAAGAATGTTTATACACTTCCGGTGTTCTAGCCCTTTAACAAAATATATATCCGTGTATATATATTTAGTATGAGTGATTCATCGCCAGAACTTTCAATGAATACTACTGGGGAAGCTTTATCAAACGCAACCGCATCAGTTTCTGAAACAATGGATTCATTTTCAAACCCAGCCGAAGTACAAACTACCAATTCGAGTTTTTTGGATTCGAATGGTATTATTGCTAAAGTCGTGTTTTTGATTATGGTAGTTCTCGTATTTCTGCTCCTTTTTTTCCTTATTGTAAAACTCATCGGTTATTTTGCTCAAGCACCTTCCAATCCTATGCTTGTCGATGGACAAATCAATGGAACCAAACAAATCATCATTTCGCAAAATCCTGCCAATAAATCATCGAAAACCATTTCCCGGTCGAATAATAAAGCAACAGGTATCGAGTTCACCTGGAGTGTTTGGCTAAGAATTAGTAATAATACCGCGAGTTCGATTGTCACGCCTAATTGGCACAATCCTATTTTCATAAAGGGAGATGTCAGTCTTCCTAATGATGGAACCAACCAATTCGCTTCGCTCAACAATGGTCCGGGTGTCTATTTTGGAAAACCTAGCGACCCCAACCATCTCTATATTTTGATGGATACGGTCGACACTCCCGCCATCGAATCACCAGCCCTCATCATCGATATTTCTAATCTTCCTACAGACTATTTCCATTTAGCCATCCGTTGTCAAAATACATATATTGACGCTTATATCAACGGCAATCTTGTCAAACGTAAGAACCTCATGAATGTCCCAAAACAGAATTATTACGACGTTGCTGTATGCCCGATGAATGGGTTCAATGGGTTGCTCTCGAATCTACAGTATTTCAGTAGCGCGCTTTCTGTCATTGATATCAACGCAATTGTTCGAAAGGGGCCGAATACCAAAGACATTACACAGGCGTCTTATACAAGCAATTCGGTCAATGCCATTTCGACGGCTTGGTATAATAGTTTCATCCAATAAATACGTTTATAATCGTTATTTTACGTATATAAAACGTATATAATGGAGACGTATAAATCTCTTATTGAAATATCATTTTATAATGCCGAAAATAATATTTCAAAGATTACAGATGATATTATTAATATGGACGGTATGAGTGGAACAAAAACAAGACATTTTTATAATAATCTATTAAATATCGAAGACGCAAGATATTTAGAGATAGGAACTTGGAAAGGGAGTTCGGTATGTTCTGCTATGTTCGAAAATAAAGCAACCGTTGTTTGTATAGATAATTGGAGTGAGTTTGGAGGACCTAAATCCGAGTTTTTAGAGAACTTCAACAGGTTTAAGGGAAATAATAATGCTACTTTTATTGAAAACGATTGTTTTAAAGTAGATATTTCTATATTGCCAAAGTTTAATATTTATATGTATGATGGAAATCATACAAATGAAAGTCATTATATGGCATTATTACATTATTATAAATGTTTGGATGACATATTTATTTTTATAGTAGATGATTGGAACTGGAAAGATGTTAGAGATGGAACATTTAATTCTATTGAAAAATTACAATTGAATATATTATATCAAAGAGAAATTAGAACAACCTATGACGAGACGCACGCAGAATGGGGAAGTCCGGAACAAAGGGCATGGCATAATGGCATTTATGTTGCGATTTTACAAAAAACGGAACAATAATGGTTTTATCATAAAGAATAACCCTTTATGACAAAATATATGAGAACATAAGAAGTTATTGTGTAAAAATCATTCTGACCTACAATTCTATATTCATATCCTATATGACCGATTCTGTTTGTAATAACCAAGCCTATCTCAATTCCATCGACCAAAAACGCCGCGGCCAATTAAACAATATCCCACCCGTCCGCTATGACAATCTAGCAAATAATTTCTATCAACTGACCAATCCCGCTACTGGTCAGCTATACACCAAGTTCGACCTAGATATGCGAAGAAAAGCCGAAATACTAAAATACAGTAGCAACCGAATGTCGACACAAACCAATAGTTTAACAAAAGCGCAAAGGTTTGCGCAAGCCGTCTCTGGCGTATATCAACAGCGCACCTTTTCGCAATCCTTTCTAGCTGAGAACACTGAAAACGGGATTGTCCGTACGTGTCCTCCAGGAGTTATCATAAAAACCCCCTCCTCCGCTTCAGATGTCCCAGGAAATATGCTCCTTTATGACGACCCCGCTATACCTCTTTATAATTTTGTAAACACTACGAATACACCCTATGGTATAATCAATCAAGCGGCAGACCCCTATGCTATTCCTTGGAACTATGCCTATAATCCCGATGCTTCCCAACAGAGTGGCGAAACCCCCATTATTTTTACGCTTTATATGTTCAATGTCGCTTCACCCGCCTATACCTTTTCATTCACCACACCTTTTTCCGTCGCCTTTTCCGGAAAATATCTATCAGGTATCACCTCTTCCACCAATGCCTCCTTCAACATTCAAGTCAACCAAATATCTTTAGGAGTTCTCTATAGTTATTCTGCTATGACACTGAACCCAGCCCCTACATATACCCGACAATACAATACGTCGATTCGTGTAGACGTTAGTAATAATGCTTCTACCTTTAATGGAAAGTGTTTTTTCGATAACGTCTCTTTTTCTAATATCGTTTTGCCTGCTCGATTAGGTTATATTTATGACGTTCAATTATCCGTCTCTTATAATATCGTGCCAAATACCGAGTTTTCTAATAAATATGAAACACCCACATTAACGACCTCTTTCAATGCTACAAATCCACTGTCTCCAACTAGAACTCGTTGCTCTATAATAGGAGCCCCCAATATAACGTCTTTCCCCCCTCTTTCTATTCAAGGTATATCCTCCTAATGACCTTTTGGGATAGATAATTCCATAACGATAAGAGCAGCAGAAAACCGTTCATCGGCATGAGCCCCCCAATAGGCAACATCGAACTCGACTTCCGCCATTCGGTTCTCCCAAGTAGTCATAAAGGTTTGATATGCTTCGCATATCTGGCGAACACGTTCGCGTTCGATATCGGTTGGCGGGCTCCACGACCCATAAAAGAACTTGTCCAAGAGGAATTGCGGATATTGTAGGGGGACCATATCATAGGTATCGAATGGCCTTCCCGAACGAGTCATAAAGGAATATATATCACGGAGTTTGGGCAGCATCTGGCGATATCTGGTTATCAGCTGGTTTAGCACAGAGTTCCATCTGCCGTGTGTTGGATATATATCTCCTGTCAGCGTTTCGCAATAAGTAAGGAGCCATTCCAAGTCGGCCCTGACCTTTGGAATATCTAGCTGGCGCATCTGGGCTAAATGCGTGGATTCGCTTTTGAAACGCGCCTGTTCGCTCAATAGACGCACGCGCTCTTGTATATATTCTTCTGGGGACCATAAGACACGCGAATACTTGTCAATAGTATCCTTTATGACCTCTGGGGGAAAGGGGTTTGTCGGGACTTGTAATTCGACGGTTAAAAGGGCTAGTTGTTCGTCTGTCAATATGGGATTGGAATAAGAACCTCCGCGGACTCGGTCGATACCATAAAGAAGCATATTCTTTTTGACATGATGGTCAAGGTCGAGTGGATGAGTCTCTGGCCAAATATCCTTTACGTCTAGAGGTTTGTTTTGTTGGACGTATTTATAGGTTAGAACGGCTTCTAAAAAGAGTTCGATGGGGTTCGACGATGGTATAGGTCTTGAAAACAAAAAGAACTTGTCGTTTTCCAATTCGAGACAGTAAATAGTGATCATATAAAAAGATAATAACTGGGGTCTTTATTATCTTTTTTTCTTTATGACTTATTCTTGTATTTATGACTTATTCTTGTCTTTATGACTTATTCTTGTCTTTATGACTTATTCTGTGAAAGATTGGGGTTCAAACATTGGTGTTGGCTAGGGAATACTTGGCCAGAAAGACATTTATCTTGGTCAGTAATACTAATACATCCTCGCGTTCCATTGTATTCTCCTACAAGACACCATTGTGACTTGGATGAAGTATTGTTCTGAATAGGATTAGTAGTGGCATTTGGTTCAGGTTGGTTCGACGCTATAGTAGGAGGCTGATTGATTTTGATATCAAGAACTTTTCCTTCTCCCTGGCCACTTGCCTTTATCAATAAATCGCCTACAGAGTCTACGGTTCCATGAAGAATGTCGATACCCGTTTTAGAAGCATCGGCGACAACATCGGAAGAACGGTCCAAAAGGGTTCCTGAAGCATAGCCTAAATTGGCTAAGGCTTTCGAGACAACTGGACGGAAAATCTCGGTGACACTTTCGACCATATTACCAAAAAGATTGAGAATATTTACGCCTAAAAGCGATAGAAGCAAAATAGATACCAATACGATTATGATGGTGTTTTTGGACCAGTCGCTAACAGAACCGGAAGAAGGGGTTACTAGAGCGGGTGATGAGGTTTCCATAAAGATATAATATACGGGTAGATTTCTTCCGTCCCTGTTCGTTCGGTTTTATTGTTTCTTATATAGGAATATTATACAATGGGATTCTTTAGTCTATTAGAAACGTTTTTCTTTATCAGTTTAGCCATTACGTTCGTCTTGATTATAATGCTTGTATATCATTTTAAAGGGCGTCTAGTATCGATTGAAGACAGATATCATACCATGTTCGAAATTGTTAACTCTTTAGTCAAAGAGATGAAGAATCTGCGAGATACTATGATACAGACACAAGCGCAAGCACCTACACATGTTCCTTCTCCCGTTGATAGACCCCCTTTTGGAGGAAATGCTGGCGGGTTTCCAACAGAACTATTTAGACTCTTCCAGTCGGGTCCGGGAATGTTCCCTACTTCTAGAGCCAACGAAGAGGATGATTATGAAGAGGAAGATGACGACGAGGAGGAAGGCGAATACAAAAAAATAGTGGTTTCTGACACCGAATTGGATAGCGAGGACGGAGACGAATATGACGAAAATAATGTCAAAGTCATTTCTTTAGCTACTGAAACTATAGAATCGGTTTCTTTAGACGAATTAGAAGAACCCGAAGTAATCGATATGACGCCTGAAGAAGAAGTCATTGACATTGATATCAGTCCAGAGGAGGACGAAGAACCCATTGTCGAAGAAGAACAACCAGTTGCGGAAGAAGAGCCATCCACTGAACAAATGGATTACCGCAAACTCGACGTCTCTTATTTGAAAACAATGGTTCTCACTCGCGGTTTAGCAACAGATACAAAGAAGATGAAAAAGTCCGAACTCATTCGTCTTCTTGAAGAAGCGAATTAGACCCGATAATATTCGCTAGTATATATATATGTTTTCCGCCGAACCTTCTTCCTATGAATGTGCTTATCCTACTGTCAAAGAAACACTCCCCCAATCTGCTTTAGGATATCACGCAAATAACAAATACGACGGATTCCCGCCACTCATGTCTGATGGTCGTGTCATAACGGCTTCCTATCAACCCGAGGCTGTCTTAAACAATCATTTGCTAAAGGAAATCGGCGTAGAAACCAATTGGCAATATCGCCAATATCTCATGAAGAATGCTAAAGAAATCGAGAAATACAACCGTCTCCAAGCTGCTACCGATGCCGGATATTTCAAGCGATATGGTGATGAGCCGACGCCAGAGCCTTACAAAACCCCTTATGTGTATACTTCTGCTGAAGGTTCTCAAAAACCCGCCGGATATGTCGCCAGCGATTTGAAAGAAATATATCTTTCGAGAGAACAATTACAATCGCGAATGGTCGCGCCAGAATTGACTCAGGCCGAATTGTATAATGGCCGTATCCAACAGAAGTCATAATGGAAAAGATACATAAAAAGAGAACCCCTCTTTTTATATATGAAGGTTCTCAGTTTCGACGTGGGAATCAAAAACTTGGCCTATTGTTTATTCGACAACTCGACCGCCGCTTCGCGCTGGCGAATCGCCGATTGGAAAGTCGTTTCCCTCTTAGGCGACGAACCCGTAATCCACCGATGCTCTGCTGAGAACCCCCCGAAAAACAAGAAAACCCAGGCAAAACCCTGTACACACCTAGCGAAGCTAGTATACAAAGAAGAATACCTTTGTGACAAACACGCGAAGGCCTTAGCTGCTGCCACACCAGGCGTCTTTATGCCTCAACCTCGTTTCAAACAGGTGAAAAAGATGAAAATGGAGGAACTCGTGGCTCTCGCCCTTCAGTTGAAAGTCGATTCTATTGGGAAAAAGAAACCGGATTTGCTGAAGGATGTCCAGGCCTATTTGGACGCCCATGTTTTACAACCGGTTTCGTCGGCGTCGGCGAAAGCGGGAGAAGCCGATCTGATTAGTTTAGGAAGAACTATGAAGGGTATCTTTGTTGAGTTTTTGAGAGAACATCCGGATTTGTCAGTGGTTATTATTGAGAACCAGATTTCCACTTTAGCTAATAGGATGAAAACCTTACAGGGAATGCTCGCTCAGATATTTATTATGTTAAAAGAGGATATTCGAATCGAGTTTGTTTCTTCCGCGAACAAACTCAAAATGTTCTCATCGAAAGAGGTCAAACCGAAGGATTCTACACAGAGTCAAACATATCAGGCTCATAAAAAGGATGGTATAACTTATTGCGAACAGATTCTTCAAGAGGGAAAGTTCGAAGGGGGAGAACAATGGACCCTTTGTGAACGGAAAAAGAAAGACGATTTGGCGGATTGTTTTTTACAGGGGGTCTGGTGGTTGAATCGCGAGAACCTTATACAACCTACTTCCTAGATGTTTTTTATCCATATAAACACATAATGTTCTCATAACCTATATGACAACATTGAC